CAGCAAACTACAATGCTCCGACTGGAGGTCCTCAAAACTTTAATGCACCTACAAATGGTCCTCAGAATTTCAATCCTGCTACCAACGGTCCACAAAACTTTAATGCACCAACCAATGGTCCTCAGAACTTTAACCCTGCGACTAACGGGCCTGCAAACTTTAATCCAGCTACCAATGGTCCTCAAAACTTCAATGCACCGACTAATGGTCCACAGAACTTTAACGTAGCAAACGGTCCACAAAACTTTAACGTAGCAAACGGTCCAGCAAACTACAATGCACCTACTAACGGTCCACAAAACTTTAATCCTGCTACCAACGGTCCACAAAACTTCAATCCTGCAAACAATGGGCCTCAGAACTTTAACCCTGCTACCAACGGTCCTCAGAACTTTAATACACCAACTCCAGCTGTTCCTGGAAATCCATCGAATACGCTTGGTATTACTTTCCCAGGATCAAATGCTGGGGGCACACCTGCACCAGTAATAAATAGTCAGACGGCAAGTTACTATGCTTATCCCGACGGAGCTACGCATTCGGTAACTGTAGCGCCCGGAGGATATATAGATATTACCATTGAATAAGTGATTTGATAAGGATTTACTATGCCATATAATATCCCTAAGTATGGGAAACAATTGAACTGCTTCGCTGTATGGACAGGAGGATTTACTCCTGAAGAAGTCGATATGATTATCGACTTAGAAAAACTTCAACAATTTGAAAAAGGTCAAGTTGGGCTCGATAAGAATGCTCCAGCTCCTGCTGAAACGCGAGATTCAGATATCTCATGGATACACCATGATCAACACAGCGATTGGTTATTTCAGCGAATGTCAGGAATCGTTTCTGTCGTAAACTACGATAATTTTATGTATGACATCGAAGGCGTCGAAGCTTTTCAATACACAAAGTACGGACCAAATCAACACTATACGTGGCACTGGGATGTCGAGTTCGGTTGGCAGAAATATATAAGAAAGATATCTGCATCTCTACTTCTTTCGGATCCAAGTGAATATGAAGGTGGAGAGTTAGAGATTGTAAACAACGGAAACTTTGAAGACAAAGTTTCGTTTAAACCGAATAAAGGTGATATCGTATTCTTCGCTTCATGGATGCCGCATCGAGTGAAGCCAATTACGTCAGGAACTCGTAAGAGTCTTGTAGCATGGGTAATGGGTGAAAGAGAATGTTGAGTTGGAATCCTTTTAAGAAGAAACCTATCATTGAGTTTTATTGCCATCGTGATGATGTAGCTACATTGCCGCAACCAAAACCTGCAGCTAAACATATACCCGATTGGTATAAGAGAATTCCTCCTCTTATTACAGATGGGAATAATGATCGTGACTGGTCTGGATCACACAGTTTTACTGCAAAAAAATGTATGCCAATGATAGACGCCATGTCATTAGGTTATGTTATTCCTCTTATCGGCGACTTGACAGTCAGATCAAATCACGATTGCAGTACGATTGAAGTGACATCTTCTCCACAGATCAACGTATGTGAGTTTCATGACATTCGACAACTGGGAGAAAGATCTGCTCCAGGATTTCCTGCGCCTCCTCTCAAGTTTGTCAATCCATGGATCGTAAAGACTGCTCCGGGTTGGTCTACTCTTTTCGTAGCACCGATTAATAACTTTGAAAGTCATTTTACTTGTCTGTCAGGATTAGTCGATACTGATACGTATCCAAAGGAAGTCAATTTCCCTGCAATCTGGCATACTCCAAATGCTGACGTACTTCTACCAGCTGGAACTCCATTGATAGTCGCAATTCCAATTAAGCGCGATGCTATCCCATCAAAGCCTACGGTAAGAGATATGAAAGAACCAGAACAACACTTGATCAATCTCATATCGAAGATGCAAAACACACGCCGAGGTGTATATACAAAAGAACTGAGAGTACCAAGAAAATGAAAGATCTGTTTTCTTTTTTAAAACCAAAGAAAGATATTCAATTCGTAGACACTAAAAAGTTATCTTATCATAACTTTTCTGTCGAACGCGCCGTTGACGTTCCAACAAATACTCGTAAAGTCCAACAAGACAAGTATGGCAAACATCTGATGCCATACTGTCCTGGAATTTTAGATTATGCCCAATTTGGGTATATCATTCCAGCTTGGGTAGACATTCATATCATGGCAAATAAAGCTGGCACTTCTTGGTATTTGGGTGATAGAGGCCCAAGAGGAGATCGTGGTTTTGACAATGGCGTGAAGATGGATGAAAAGTTTGTAGAAGGCGCATTTACTCCGATTGGAATTAATCCTACTGCAATCTTGTTTCCATCGCCTTGGAAAATCTTTACACAAAAAAACATCAGCGCGTTGTTAATGCCTGCATTCTATCATTCTACTTTCCTTGAAGATTTATATGTAACCCCGGGTTTGGTAGATTATAAAAACTTTCATATCACAAACTTCATCTGTATGCCGAAGAGAGAATGTAATGTTCATATTAAGGCAGGAGATCCTTTGTTACACGTGATTCCTTTTCTCAATAAGGATATCACTGCTTCTGTTGGTCCTGCTACTGATGAGATGATAGATAAAACTACAAATCTCATTCCTGGTGACGATAAGCAATACTATCGAAAGTTTATGGGAGTGAAAAAGAAATTTAATATGCAAAAAGAAGAGAATAAACAATGAACATTTTTGTTTCAGTATGCTCGTACCAAGATCCTTTACTTCCTCATACTATCAAGAGTATGATGCAAACCAAATCAAATAGAAACAATGTAGTCTATTCGATCTTTGAACAGACGCGTTATGAGGATTCTTTGGCTTGTACAGAACCTGTACTCGTAAGCAGAGATGATGTCATCTATAAAAGAATCGATCCTGAATATTCCGATGGTTGTGTTTGGGCAAGATATATTAATATGCTAAACTTGACAAACGAGTACGACTTCATCTATCAAGTTGACTCTCATATGTTACACGATCTCAATTGGGATCGCTCTCTCGTGGAAGATTATAAGAGAGCGATGGATATGGCTGGAACAAATAAAGTAATCATCACTGGATCATGCAAATCATTTTCAATAGAAGAAGTAGATGGCGAGATTAAAACTTATCCTCGTCATGATGAATATGATGCTTGTCAAGTCAAGTACTACACTATCGATCCTTATAATTTTATTCCAGATGTTCACGGAGATCAGATTCCATCAACTGATATGCCTCGTCCGGCGTTTCATATTATGGCCGGAAACTTCTTTACGCATACCGACTGGATCGATGAAGTCGGTTTAGATCCAAAGATCTTCTTTACAGGAGAAGAAATCATGATGACGATGATGTCATATGCTGCTGGATATAAGATGTTTCATCATAGTAAGATAGTATCATATCATCTTGAGAACACCGGGAATTGGCATACGAAAACTCCTCCAGAAGATGCAAAAGCTGCTCGTAGAAGAGAAATTCTTGCTGAAATTGGTGTGTGGAGATGGAAGCAATATCTCGAAGCGTGTAGAGAAGATCTTCTTCTTGAGTTTCACAAGGAATTCGGAGTAGATTTTATTAATTTGGAAATTGAAGATCGCGCAAAGACTTATAGTCTTGATGTCATTCCTGGTAAAGTTGATATCCTTGCTATTTCGAAGAAACCAAAGAAGAAAGTAAAATTGCCTAAAACTCTTTTTATGAGTGAAGACGAAGAATGATATCTTAGATAAATATCTAAGAAAACTTATCAATAAAGAAAGCAATGCTCGATGTTCTTAAGGAGCGTAGATAGAACGTATCATCTATTTGTATTACAACTAGCGATGCCTATCATCGCAGTATGGGCAACCATAACATATTTTTCATGGCCATGGGTATTAGCTTCCGTAGTCATGTTTTTCCTTATGCGTTGTGTTGGATCTGTGGTAACTTATCATCGAATTCACGGGCATAGAACACATACGATGCATCCTATCGTAGAGTTTATTTGTACTGGTCTTGGATTTTATGGAAGTATCTCTTCACCAATAGACTTTTGCGCGGCGCATGTTAATCATCACAAATACATGGATACAGAGAAAGATCCGCATTCTCCTAAGTATCTTGGATGGAAAGCTATGTTTCCACTCTTTTGGGTAAATCGTCAGTCCGGAGATCTTCGAACTATTATCAGATTAAGTAAAAACAAGATTACGATGTTCTATCATGATTATTATTGGCCTCTACTTCTTATTCCATTCTTACTACTTTTTGTATCTCTCGAAGCATTCTTGTTTTTGTTTGTAGTTCCTACAGGGATTTCTTTGTTTACACTTTCAATATCTACTCTGAATCATGATAAAAATGGACCAAAAAGAATGTCATGGTGGTATGGAATATTAACAGGTGGAGAACATCATCATGACTGGCATCACAATCATGCAACAGACACGAGCGGAGAAGGCTGGCTCGATTATGTTGCCAATGCAGTAGGCACAAAAAGGGTTAAAAGATGAATATCGTAACTACTACAATTAATGACTTATCAGAAGTCGATTTCGATGATCTATACGAGAGATCAAGAGATGCTATCGATGTAAATTGGCCAGCAGATTCTTCTCTTACGGGTGAAGAAAGAAAGGCTAAAATCATAGAAATCATTACGAGTGGGATTAATAATGAGTGGCCCGGTTTAAATGCTCATAGCCCAAATGATGAGTATTTTATGGCCAAATCTGTAGATACTGATACTAATAAAGTCATGGCACTAGTATGCGGATATATTATAGATGGAGATACTCATGATGGAAGACATTCACTTGCAGCTGCAGATGAAAATGGTTCAAGAAATTGGCTTTATTCAGAACAGACTCGTGCCTCACAAAATCAATATCAAAGAGATAATGGTATAACTAAATTGCTTTTTAGAAATATTCCTACAAATTCTGTTATGCATAAAATTATTAAACGCCGAGCAAATGCCGGAGATTATGAAGTTATAGAAGAAACTTTAGGATTTGGAGAAGGTTTTACAAATATAAAAGTATTACTAAATCTATGAAGTTTCTATTGAATGTAGGTGCCGAGAAAGCTGGCACTACTTGGTTATATGATTATTTTCGAAACCACCCAGAATTCTATGATATGGGAAAAGAACTCAATATCATTCAGAGAGATGATTTGGTTCCTATCTTAGAAGACGTAGACGAATATAGAAAAGATATAGAGTCTTTCTTTCGAACAGTTTCAAGTGTAAATCAAGTGACAGGCGACTTCACACACTATGAAGGCTCGAGCGAAAACGTTTTTCGACTCGTAAAGAATGGCTTACTAAAATATGATATCGAAGTAGTGCCAGTTTATATTATGCGAGATCCTATTCGCAGAGCTTGGTCCGCTTGGAATTCTCTCGGAGGAGGTAAGATTTCAACTAAATCGACAGCTTCACAGTTTGTGATGACTAATTTTATGTCATGCAAATATAGAGAAACGATAGAAGCTCTAGACAATGTTTTTGCCAATCCGCTCTATTTCTTCTATGAAGATTTTTTTACTCAAGACAATATCAATAAGATATGCGATGAGTTGCAGATTTCTCATCTGCCGGCAGAATGCGACATCAAAATCAATGCTTCTCCGTATAAGAAAATACCAGACGCTTTCTTGAAAACTTTTGGCAAATCTTCGAAGAACGTGACTGCAGTTAAATATATTTTTGAAAGATTTGAAAATGTACCATGGAAACTCGAGGATTATTCATAGATCTACTGTCGACGAAGATGTTCGCCTAAGATTGCTTGAAGGTTTAAATAGTCCTACGCAAATGCATTACTTTGATCGTAACGAGGCTATGAACGCAACAGACGAAGCTGTACTCGAGTTTCTCGATAGAGAACAGTTTAACTGTAATAAAACTCACATCGAATATTGGTATCAGTCTCAACAAGGTTCTGGAGATCTGTGGCCTCACGTGGACTTTAATGAGAAGCTTCGTTATAGAATTGATGCTGGAGAACAATTAAAACCAGAAGAACTGATGTCTCCAATCACCATCGCATGTTATTTAGAGGCAACTGATCTTGAAGGCGGAGAATTCTGCATCTCTGAAAGAAGTTGGTTAGACTATGAAAAAGAACTCAACGATCCAGTAGATTTAAAAGAAGAGTTGCTCAAATATACGCACGAATCTTTTCAACCCTTCGAAGGCGCAGTGTTATACTTCGAGGGCAGTCGATACTATCATTGGATCAACGAAGTCAAACGAGGATCTCGTAAAAGTATATTGATTAATTTCTGGGATGAGTGTAGCCTTAAGTCCACTTAGTTCCATGGCGAGAACTGTATTTTGTTTCAGGATCGTATGCTGCAAAGTCTTCGTAGCGAGGATCTCCTGGTTCAGCTCGCTTACCGATGCTATACTCACCGATATGATTGACAATGTTATGGCCTTCTTCGGTCTTCAGCTTACATGTCTGCATACCAAGTTGCTGCAATGATTTTGCTACAACATATTCGCTCAAGTTCTTCTCGCCTACTGATTCGGCATGAGGAAGATCTACTATGGCGCGCGGAAAAACACTTGCCAAACTCCAAAAATATGCCTCAGAAAGTTCGCCACGGTATTTTCCAAGTGTAATGTCTGTTTCATAAGCCTGCGTTTCCTCTTCAAAGTCATACCATTTCTGTCGTGTCAAACATACCTGAGAAACGTTACGATAATCATGTAAGATCTGAGTCATGTCGAGCATTCGAATCGGACAGTTGAATGTCACATCATCTTCTGACAGATACACATAGTCATAATCTCGTTCTCTTAGCAGTTCGAAGGTTCTATTCCATACGTATGGCAAACCCATATTCTGTTGATGTAAGAAGATCTCAGTAAAGCCAAAATTCTTGGCCAACTCGAACATCGTGCCATCATGACGACCTTTTGGCATGTCGTCGATAAAGATGCCTTCGACTTCACAACCTTCAAAGTTTAACATGTCTCGCTGAGATTTGAGTGTAGGAATCAGATACTCGAGACGATTCGTCGACCATATTACTTTACAAACTTTCATCGCGCTTGCTCCGTATCAAAGAAGAATGTTTGAAACAGACGACCATCATATAGATCTTTACCGAAGTAATCTAAGCTGGCATGGAAGAGATCGCCGCTATAAAGAATCAATCGATTGTATTTGTTGCCTACAATATCAATCTTATCCCACTTGGTATAGTCATATGCCTCGTGTTCGTTTGTTGGAGCTCGATACTCGCCTGTTTCTTTATGTCGAAACATTCCTGTGCCTGCGGTATGTGGTGCATCTGGTGACAAGTAACATACACCAGCCCACATACTCGTATGATCGCAATGGATCCACGTTCTATCTGAAGCAGTAGCGTATTGAAAAGCACCAGTGTAACCCGAGTCTTCGTGCCAATTGGTAATCTTTCCAATCGGATTCATCCAATGCTGAATGCAGTCCTTGACATCTTGTGTCATGAACGAAGGTGTTCGTTTTCCTGGATAGTTGCCTGTGACGCTAAAGTCTTGTGTAAGAGCAAAGGCTCTGACCGCGTCGGGATTAATATAGAAGTTATCGATAATCATCAAGTCTAAGTTCATAATATTTCAAGTCCTCATGCTGTACTCGTTGTATTTATACGGCTTATAAATAGCCAGACACATAAATATAATAAAGAGGTATTCGATGGCCATTCCTACTACAAAAGCAACATTTAAAGAGTATTGCCTTCGTAAACTCGGCAAACCAGTCATTGAGATCAATGTCGACGAAGATCAGGTAGATGATCGTGTTGACGAAGCTTTACGTTACTGGTATGACTATCACTTTGATGGTTCTGAAAGAGTATACTACAAGCATGCTATCACGTCAACTGACGTAACAAACAAGTATATCACTCTTCCAGAGAATATCATTGGCGCTGTCAGCATCTTCTCGATGGGTGATCCTTCGATTCGTTCTGACGACCTCTTTAATATTCGCTATCAGATCGCACTGAACGACCTCTATACTCTGACTAACGTATCGCTTGTTCCATACTACATGGTGATGGAACATCTTGCTCTGATGAACGAGCTTCTTGTCGGTAAACAGCCGATTCGTTATTCTCGCCATAAAGATCGACTACACGTTGATATGGATTGGAATACAGTTGCTGTCGGCGAATTCTTACTCGTCGAAGCTTACGAAGTAGTTGATCCAGAAACATGGACAGATGCTTATAACGATCGTTGGCTTCAGAACTATGCTACGACTCTGATCAAAGAGCAATGGGGTTCGAACCTTACGAAGTTTACAGGCATGACTTTACCTGGAGGAGTGCAGTTCAACGGAGAGAAAATTTATGATGATGCTGTGGCCGAAAGAAAAAAACTCGAAGACGAGATGATTTCTTCTTATTCTCTGCCGGTTCTCGATATGATTGGATAATACATGTCGACCAATTTCTATTTCAACAACTTTACAAATAGCCAAGAGCAGGTCTTAATTGAAGATCTGGTTCTCGAGTCTATTCAAATTTATGGGCATGATGTATTCTACTGTCCTCGTACACTCGTAGAAAAAGACGAAATCTACGAAGAAGATGCATTATCACAGTACAACAGTTCTTACTTAATTGACATGTATATTCGTAGTTATGAGAGTTATGAAGGTGACGGACAATTCTTGTCGAAGTTTGGTCTTGAAATCAGAGATCAGGTTACATTTACCGTGTCCGTTCGTAACTTTATGAATGAGATTGGCTCAGTAGAAATGATCGATCGTCCTCAAGAAGGCGATCTCATTTATCTTGCCATGGCAGATCGTTTGATGTATGTCAAATACGTCAATAAAACTCCTGTCTTCTATCAGATGGGCGCCATTCAAATGTATGATCTCGTTTGCGAGATGTTTGAATACAGCAGCGAGCAGTTAAATACTGGCATTGAAGCCATTGATAGCATTGAGAAATTAAGCAGCCTCAGCCTCGACGAATTTGGAATCTTGACGAATGACGGTTTACTTCTGGTTACTCAAGAAGGAAATCCTATTATACAAGGCAGCTATGATTTTGGCACACAAGCCGGAGATGCATTCGAAGATAATATGGAGTTTGAGACAGGCGGCGACAGCATCCTTGACTGGACACAAATCGATCCGTTTAGTGAGGGACAAGTATAATGTTTGGAAGAACATGGAATCATGACAGTTTAAGAAAATACATCATCGTATTTGGAACTGTCTTTAACGATATCTATATTAATCGCTTGAGCAATGCCGGAGAAGTGCTTCAGACGCTGAAAGTTCCTTTGACATACGGTCCAAAAGACAAAGTGCTTTCAAGACTCGAGCAAAGTCCAAGACTCGATAATCAAGTTGGTATCATTCTTCCTCGTATTTCTTTCGAAATGACGACCATGGAGTATGATCCTACTCGTAAGTTGAATACTCTGAATAAACTGACGAAGCAATCTACTAATGCAGGCACAGACGACGAAGTCAAATATCAGTATCAACCTGTTCCATATGACATGCAGTTCGAGATGAACATCTTGGTCAAGAATGCTGAAGATGGCACTCGTATCGTAGAGCAAATAGTTCCGTACTTTACTCCTGATTTTACAGTGAGTGTCAATCTTGTTCCTGAAGTCGATGGCCCACGAGACATTCCTATCATTCTAAATAGTATCACTTCTCAAGATGAATATGAAGGTAGCTTTGAACAAAGAAGAGCACTGATCTGGACGCTTAGCTTTACGATGAAAGGTTACTTGTATGGACCAACGAAGAAATCAAAATTAATCAAACTCGCAGAAACAACGTTCAGACTTCCAGAAGATGTCGAGACAGGAAACACCGATAATACCGCCAATACAATAGTCGTGGCTTCGAGACCTGGACTTACTGCGAACGGACAACCTACTACCAACACTGCTTTAAGTATTTCATATGAAGATATTAAGAGCACGGATAACTATAGCATTATCAATACAATTACTGAGAATATCTAATGAGCAATGAACTTGATAAATTTTTAAACATCGCCTCTGGCGATAACTTACCAGCTGTGATCGAAAAGAAGATGAGCACTCAAGTCTCGGTAGACTTTGAATATGCTCGCGAGAACATGATGGAAGTCATCAATAAGGGTCAAGAAGCACTCTTTGATCTAATGGATGTGGCCAAACAAAGTCAGCATCCTCGAGCATATGAAGTCTTGGCAACCATGATGAATACCATGGTGGCAGCAAGCAAAGACTTAGTCGATCTTCAGGCAAAAAAGAAGAAGATCATGGAAGACGATCCTTCGGCTTCTCCTCAGCAAGTCACAAACAATCTCTTCGTCGGCTCGACAGCAGAGTTACAGAAATATCTGAAGCAGCACAAAGATGGCGAGTGAAAACTATCTCGGGAATCCGAGACTTAAAAGAGCAGACACAAAGGTCGAGTATACTCCCGAACAAGTCGCAGAGTACATTAAGTGCTCTGAGGATCCGATCTACTTTATCTTAACTTATTGTAAGATCGTCAACATCGATAAGGGTCTGATCATGTTCCCGCTCTGGGAATTCCAGAAGGAAATGATCCTCGCCTTCGAAGCCAATCGATTTGTTATCTGTAAGATGCCTCGTCAGGTCGGTAAGACGACCACTGTTGCCGCTTATTTGCTTTGGAAGATCGTATTCAATGAAGAATACTCGATCGCTATTCTGGCCAACAAAGACAGACAAGCTCGAGAAATCCTTGGACGTATTCAGTTGATGTTCGAGCATCTTCCGAAGTGGCTTCAGATGGGCGTGACTGAATGGAATAAAGGTAACATTAAGCTCGAGAATGGATC